TTGCAGAAATGTTTACGCCGCTGTTGACACGGCGTAAACGGCGCTGTATGTTGAAGGTGTCGGAAGGGAATCACCCCGCCGCCGACAAAGGAAGCCCAGATGGCCCGCCGCACACGCCACATCAGCACCATCGACACTCGCGAACAGGAGATCATCGAAGGCAAGGGTTGGCGCGGCGTGCCCGGCACTGGCGAGGCGCTCCCCTGTCACTGCTGTGGGAAGGCACACGAGATTCATGCACTGATCGCGATTGACGAAACAGCGGACACCATTCCTGCGAAGTGGCATCGCGTGGCAACCCTGAACTACGGCGTATCTTGCGCTCGCAAAGTCGCGACGGTCCACGCGGGCACTGTCGCTCGCCAGTTCGACCGGGCGACGTATGCGCGGCTCATCGCCGTGGCCCGCACTGCCGCCGAAGTGGCCGCCTAATGGCCGCCCGCAAGCACTCCGGCCCCGGATCGCTGCCGACCCGTGGTGTAGCCGCCTCCGTCGTCGTCGCTGTGCGCTTGACGCCAGCAGAGGCCGCTGCACTCGACGCGCTGGGGCCGAACCGGGGCGAGTCGATCCGGCGGTTGATCTTGCGGGCGGGACTGGATGCCGTCGGCGAGATCCTGCGGAACTACGAGATCGGCTTGTGCGCGGCGTCCGGACTACCACCGAAGCGCCTGCCGGCATGACAAACTGACGCCCCCGTCAACCTTGACGCATACGTCACTTTCATAGTAGACTCCGCGCTGATTCGGAGATCCCTCGCTCTCATCCCGCGTAAAAGGCTTCGTCAAGCGGTCGCCCCAACAGGAGGCGGCGCTGCGCGTCCAGATGCTCGACGGCCGACACACGGCCGCGGTGATCGAGCGCTTGGAGGCCGAGCTTGGATCGCGCGCCCGGACCCTCGGACCCATCGACTTGTCGCGGTGTACCCTGTGCGCCTACGTGGATCGGCGCGGCCGGGCGTACCGGGTTCAGCCCGCCGTGACGGGGCTGGGCGATGTCCTGGCGAGCGCGATTGGGGACGCCAGCGCCAAGACGCTGATCGCGAAGTACGGCACCTTCGGCGCCCGCCCGATGCCCACGGTGTTGCAGCGCGTCGCGGGTGACGCCCTCCGCTACCGGCTCGGCTGCAACTGGGTCGGCGTGGCGCTCGGCTGGTCGACGCGAGCATCCCGGCCGTTTCTGCAGGTCGTCACGCCGGACGATCTGACGGTCACGTACGCGAGCGATGATCCGCTGACTCCGACCGTCATCGAGTGGCGCCGGTCCAACGCAGTCGGTGAAGAGCTGTTGGACGTGTCGGACCTGACGGACCCCGAGAATCCGAAGTACACCGTGACGGACAAGAGCGGGAAAAGCGTGCTTGAAGAGGACTTGTCGGGCGCCGCCTATTGGTGGCGCTACGCAGACGGCCGCCCGTTCCACCGGATCGTGATCTCGGGGGATCCTCGCCAGCCGTATTTGGGTCTGCCGCTGGTCGAGGGTTCCCTTCGGCTGACGACCGGGTACACGACCTTCTGGGCCGGGATGCGTGACGCCGGATTCCCCAGCCGGCACGCGCTCGGGGTCGAGTTGGAGGGCTCCGACGCTGCGGATGGCTCCGAGGGCCAAGCATCCGGGCCCGAGGTCGTACACCGCTGGCGGATGACGAACCCCGAGAAGATCGGCACGTTGATCCAGTTCGGTCCCGGCTTCGATCCCGAGGTCATCGGCCGCGCGCTCCGCAACTACGAGCTCGGTCTACTTGCCGCATCTGGGCTCCCCGTCGCGTTCGAGGCCACCGGCGGCGAGCCGACCGAGAGCGAGGCCCGCGAGCTCAACGAGGCGATCCGGGGCACATACGCCGAGTGCCGCGGGCAGGACACGCTGATTCTGCGCCGGATGGCCGCGATCACGAATCGAGCGGGCGAGAACGCCGAAGCGGCCGGAAAGCCCCGGCCGTACCCCGAGATCCCCGAGTACGGTTATGGGGTCCTGTACCGCGACGAGATCGAGGACGCGCTGGAAGCCGTCGCGCCTCCCGAGATCGTGCCGACCGTTCCGAAACCCACGACCCCGAAGGCCCCGAATGCCGGAACCGACGACACCCCAGCAGAGTAGATACGACGAGCTCCTGGCGAAGTTTGAGGAGTTGTCGAACTCCGTGCGACGCCGGCCGGCCGTTCACGACGACGACGAAGAGGTGGACCCGACAGACAAGCGCAGCCTCACTGGCCGTCTGTCGATCGTGACATCCCAACGACGGGCCGCAGAGGAGTCCGCCGCCGCGGCGTTGAAGCTGGCCGCCGACATGAAGGCCGCACACGCCGAAGAGATGGCCGCCCTCCGCGCTGAAGCCGCGGTATCCGTCACGGCCGGCGTTCGACGCGTCGAACAGGGCTACGCGCTCCGGGCCGCAATGGTCGAGCCCGACGACGACGGGGTGCAGACTGCGCGCCGGCTGTACGAGGCGATCCCCGAGAACAAGCGCCCCGACTCGATCGTGGAGTGGTGGAAAACGCTCACACCCGAAGCAGCGCCAAAGACGCTCCGGGCCTACCTTGTGGCACCAGTGGCCGAGCAAACGACGACCACAACCGCGCGCAAGCCTCCCGCCGTCGATGTGGGCCGCGGCAAGGCGACCGACCCGGACCCCGCCACGATGGACGCAGCGGGCTATGAGGCCTGGCTCAACGGGTTCTCCCAGCAGCGGAACCAGGACAGACTGGGCTGACATTTGTCACGCCTGGCGATCGGCTTGACAGATTGTCAGAAGTCGGTATGCTGATGGTGCGTCGGCTCACATCCGGAACTGTGTCATTGCACGCAATTGGATTTTCGCAATGGCACTCGCTTCCGCACTGACCTCCACGATCGTTCTCAAGGCCCTCAACCGCGCGATCACCAGCGCCAACAAGAACCGGGCGGCCATCGCCGACCCTGTCATGGCGTCGATCATCAGCCGAGACGCAACGCTCGGGCCCGTCGTTGGCGCCCTGCTTCAGCGGATGAGCCTGCTGGACCTCGGCGGCGGCAAGGCTACGGCGACCGCAGAAGGTGCGGCCCAGCTCGCGTCTGCAGCGGTGACCCCGACCAACATCGCCCCGACCCCGACCCGCCGGGAGTATGCCCGCGACCTGCTCGACTCCGAGCGCAGCCAGCTTGCCGGCCTCGGCATGGGCGAGCTGCCCCCGGACATCCTGGACGCGTTCGTGATGGAAGGCGTGGACATCTGGGGCAACACCGTACTCTCCGACGTGCTCGCGCTCGCCACCTCGGCGTCCTACACCGCGGGCACCACGGGCGTCGCGCTCTCCTGGGCCGCGCTTCAGAATGGCTACCTCGACATGGTCAACCGCGGCGCGGTCGGCGATGCCGGCGTGATCGCGGCCGTCAAGGTCAAGGGCATCAAGGACGTGTCCAACGATGTCCTCTCGATGGGCGGCGCCGTGCAGATGGCGAACCAGGTGCAGCAGTTCATGGAGTTCGGCGGAAAGTCCGGCTACATCGGTACGTTCTTCGGCAACCTGCGGCTCTACATGCTCGATGACGTGGCCACCGCGGGCGGCGATGACGTCGGGATCATGTTGGCCGAGAAGGGTGTGCTCACGGCTCACAAGGTCATTCCGCTCCCCGAGAGCGCGATCACGCTGGTTCAGGCCGGCGGCGGCAACTGGATCTCGCGCGAGGCCAAGCGCTCGACCACCACGAGCGCGAGCACCCGCATTGAGACGGCGTTCTGGACCGCGTCCGCAGTTGCTGACCCCGCCGCGCTGTCCAAGATCCTGTACGTGACCGTCTGATCATGGCGACGAAGCCGCAGCCCGCAGGAACCCCGCCCCAGGCGCCGCCGCCCGGGATGGGGCCCGCTCGCCCGCCGTCCTCGCAGATGGCGAGCGGGAGCATCCTGCGTGGCTACCGGGCGTCGTTCGTGTTCCTCTCCCGGCTCGACCGGCTCGAATGTTCTGGCGGCCTTGTGCTGCCGGACCTCGCGCGGTGCGACGCCGTCGCCGGGCGGGGTGGCAATACCTCTGCCGACACGGTGGATCCCGCCGGCTGGTGCGCGAGCATGGAACGGCAGGGCTACCGGCGCGTCCCTGACAATTTGGATTTCGTGTGCTGGGGAGAGTCGCGCGCTGCGGCACTCGCCGTTTCCGGCTGTACCTACCGTGACTGGTATCCGACCGACCGGGTGGCCGGCCTCTGGAGCGAGGCATGGGCCCGCCCGAAGATGCTCGGCGCGATCACGCGCTGGCCCATCGACTACGACGGAAAGCGCGCGTTTCAAGCCGAAGTATTGAAGTGGATGCTCAACGGCGCCGAACTCGACGGCGACCTGATCGCGGCGGCCTGCGCTCCCGTGATCGAGATCGCCCGCGCCTACATCGGCAGCACCAACCCCGCGACGCTCGGCCGGCTCAAGCTCGTTGTCGCCCAGCTGCCTCCCGATCACGTACCCCCCGATTTGGCGCCCTACGCGCCCAAGGACAACTGACATGGCCATCACCAAAGCCGTCTGGCTCGTTCAGCCCCGCATCAACGGCGTCCCTGGCATCCTGGGCGGCACCGGCGCGCCCGCGGCCGAAGTCTATGACAAGGGCACGATCTACAACCGGGAGGACGCCGTTGGTCAGTACGTGTCCGACGGCGCCGGAACGTGGACACAGCTGCTCGACAGCGCGTCGGCTATCGGCACCTCTGGCGCCACCGCACAGGCATCCACCGCGGCCGGCGCTGACACCGGCTCGTCCGGCACCGCAGCGAGCGGGGCAACCGCCCCCGCGTTTACGGGCATCCCCCAAACCCAGGCCGAGAACATCGCTTTTCCGGCGTTCTCCGGCACCGGGCAGGCGAGCGCCGGTCAGGTCATCACGACCACCGACAACCAGACCATGACCCTGAACCAGTGCGCTGGCATGTGGTTCGTCTCGGCGACGCACGGGCCCTACCTGATCGCGAGCAACACCGCCGTTGCGGGCGCGCCCGCAGTGTTGACCGTCTACGGCGGTGCGCCGACCACAGACGCCGGAACCTACAAGATCCTGTCTGGGGTGACGCCGTTCGGCACCGTGGCGAGCCACACCCACACCGGCCCCGCCCACACGCACACCGCAGGCGCGATCACCGTCACGAACCCGACCCACACGCACACCGCGGGCGCGATCACCCCATAAGGATCCATGGCTGAGCGTGACGACACATACGCACCCGCTCGCCCGATCCCGTACCTCCTGGGCCGGGTCGCGGCGCAGACGGTCAGCCTGCCGATCCGCAACGGGTCAGCGGGCGCGCTCGTCCTGCCGTCTGCGGGCGCGCTGACCATCACACGCACAGACGGCGGGGCTGCGATCACCGCGGGCACGGTGACCTTCCCGGGCGACATCGCGACCGCCGACCTGTCGTCGATGGTGGGCGTGACCCTGGGCGCCTACTACACGCTCGTCTGGGCACTCACGATCGGTGGGGTTCCGTACACGTACCGCATCGACGCCTACGCCTGCGACTACGTGCCGGCCTGCGCGATCTCGGTGCTCGACCTGTTCACCCGCGAACCCGAACTCAAGCACCGGGTTCCCCAAAGCCAGGCCGCAACGACTCGCGGCGGCTCTGGCGAGGGCTGGCAGGTTCAGGTGGATGAGGCCTACTACGATCTGATCCAGGCCCTACTTGACCGCGGCGAGTCCCCGTGGCTGATCCGCGGGCTGACCGGGCTTCGGGCGTGGCTGCGCAGTCGCGCCCTCATGCTCTGTTGCCGGGCGCTCTCGACCACCACAGATGACCAGTGGGACCGAAAAGCCGGCGTGTACTTTGCCGAGTGGAAGGCCGCAGACGGCTCGCTGGCCATCCAGCACGACGTCGATCCCGCCACCCTCCGCACCTCACGCGGCCCCTTTCGGCTCGCTCCGGTCGGAAGGCCCCAATGCTGAACCGCGATCGCCAGTGGTTCGGATCCGTACTTGCGGCGCTGTACCTGTCGCTGACCTCGCGCTCCTGCACCGGCTATCGGTGGGATGAGTCGGACGGCTGGATCCAGGCCCGCGCGCCGACGGAATCGACGACCCCGGCCCGGCACCTCGAATGCTGGATCAACCTCGGCGACATTCAGCGGGCAGGGTCACAGCACGAGCACGCATCGCAGCTCGTCTACGCGGTGCGCTACCAGCCCGATAGCGACGAGATGAGCCAGGGGATCGCGCACGCATCGGTGGCTGATGTCGCCGAGCTGCTCACCAGCTGGACTGGCCCGGGCGACTCCCGCACCTCGTTTACCAGCGCCTCCATGACCGCCGCCCCCGGTGGATGGCTGGTTGTCGTCGTTGAATTCACCCTTCGCTACCCCTGGAGGCCCTAATGGCCGCTGTCTCATCCGCTCGTCTCGTCATCTCGCTTGTGGGCTCCGTGGTCCCCGCTTCGCCGGTCGCGGGCGAGCTTACCGCCTCGCTGGAGAACGGATCCGGTGGCGCCCGCTGGACCGATGGCCAGGCGTCCGGCATGGTCGACCGCGTCTACCGGGTTGAGGGCACGCTCGCCGCCGCCGCCGTGGACACCTACGACACCCTCGCGGCCGGATCGCTGCGGGACATCAACGGCTCCGTCATCGACCTGGACGAGATCAAGGGTCTCGTTTTGAAGTGCGTCACGGGCTCGATCAAGTTCCTCGCACCCGCCGCCAACTTCCTCACGTTCTTCGGGGCAGCGGGCGACTACATCAATTTGACTGCCGGCCAAATGATCGCCGTGGACTTTGCGACCGCCGGCACCCTGCTCACGACCAGCAGCAAGTTCAACGTCGTCGACTCGTTCGGCGGGTCGGGCTCGACCTACTCTCTCATGTTCATCGGGAGCAACTGATATGTCCACCGTCAACGCCAACTTTACCGATGGTGTTCTCACCATCACGGACAACGCCGGCCACTCGGCTACCATGCTGCTCTCCGAGGGCGACTTCAATCTGGAGTACGACGCGCAGGGCGGCCGGGAGGTCACGATCTCCGAGTCCCGCGGCGTCGTGACCAGCGTACGCAAGGCCAAGCGCATGTTGCCGAAGTTCTCGATGAGCGCCAAGCTTGCCGACCCGGGCGCCGCGTTCATCATGCTCGCCGAGGGCAAAACGGCCGGGTACGTCTCGGTCACCGCCGATCTGGGCGATGCGAACGGCGTTGACTGGGCGTTCACGTTCTCGTACGGCGCGCAGACCCGCAGCTACTACGGGGAGGATGCGGTGTTCGGGAAGATCAACCCCTCCGAGGGCGACCCGAGCAAGATCAGCTTTTCGGCCGAAGTGATCGGGCCGATGTACAGCAACGACACGACCAACGGGATCGTCACCCTCGTTCCGAGCCGCTAAGTGGACGCGCCCGTGATCGTGCTGGCTGGCGTGCGCGCGGAGCTGCAGGCTCCGTCCCCGCTGCTTGCGCTCGCCCTTGTGCGATCGAAAGAGCAGGAGGCGGCCATGGAGAACGCGGAGAAGTGGGCGATCGCGTCCCTCGCGCTTCTGGAGTGCTGGCCCCTGGCTGCCGCATGGCCCGTCCTCAACCGCCCACGTCGATGGCGGGTCGGGGAGCGCGTCGCAGAGCGGGGCCGCGAGGTGTTCGATGGGCTGCTCGAAAGCGGCGTGCCGCTGCCCGCTCTGCTTGGCCCGCTCGATGAGGACGGGATCCTACAGGTCGCCGCGAGTTGGGCCACCTCTCGCATTCTCTCGCCCGTTGAGGTCGCGGGCGCCAAGGATTTTTGCGTGGTCCGGGCGGCCCCCTCGCCCGGCTCGGACTCCGCATCTGCCGCCGCTACCACCAGCCCCCCTCCTGGTGGGACGGGCTGACCAGCGGAGAGCGCGCGCTGCTGATCGCTGACCTTGAGATGGAGCCAGAAACACGATGACAACCGCGAGCTCCGAAGGCACCACGATCAACTACAACGACGCCAGCTTTCTGGCGCTCGTGGACCGGGCCACCAAGGGCGCGGCGTCGGACTTCATCGAGACGTGCCGGCCAACCCTGGAAGCGATCCGCGGCGACGCGATGGCGAAGTGGCCCGTCCGTACCGGCAAGAGCCGCGATGCGTTCCGGCTGAACTCTTCGATCACGGCGACCGAAGTACGCGCCAACCTTGTCAATACGTCCGGTTACGCCTACTACATCCGCTATTCCAAGTGGACCGCCGCAGACATCCGGGCGCGTGCCAAGGATGCCGCAAAGGACGGCACGGCGCCGGACAAGCTGGAGACGTACATCCTGGCGAAGATGTACAAGGCCCACGGCAGGGGCGCCCCGTCCGAGGCCCTGGCCGGCAAACACGCCTGGACCCTGAACGTCCAGCGCCCCACAAAGGCGGCGCTCAATGAGCTGTTGCCGAAGCTCCGGGCCTCGATGGGCCGGCTGGCGGGGGCTACCTGATGGCAAGCGCAAACGAAGTAAAGGTCAGCTACATCGCGGACATCCGCGACCTGACCGAGAAGCTAAAGTCCGTGACGGGGATCACGGCGTCGGAGGCGCGCGCCCAGGTGGCCGCGGTCGTTTCGGCTCAGAAGGCGTCGGCCGCGGCGATCAAGGGCACTGCCGGCGCGGCCGACGCTGCGGGCCTGTCAGCGACCAAGGCAGCCAAGGCGTTCGGGCCGCTCGGGGGCATCTTCTCGAGGCTCGATCCGACCGCCGGGGCGCTCTCGTCCACCGTCGCCGCGGGCACATCGACGCTTGAGGGGTTCGGCGTCGAGGCCGCCGTTGCTGGGGTGGCGGTGGGCGCGCTCGCTGTGGTGCTCGGCACCGGATACGCAGCATACAAGGCATGGAACGCCGAATCTGACCGGGCCGCCGAAGTCTCGGCGCTCGTCGCGTCCGCACACGACAAGCTGGCGCCGCTCATCGACGCGACGCGGATCGCCGAGATCAAGGCCGCCGTCGCCACAGGCCAGATGACGGACGAAGCCGGCCGGCTCGCGCTGGAGGGCGTCGCGGCCATGAAGGCATACGGCCAAGCGACGGCCGACACGACCGCCAAGGTCAAGGCGTTGCACGACGAGCAGTCAAGCCTGACCCAACAGGTCAAGGACGCCGCCGTAAGCTGGACGCAGGCAGCCGCCGATCTTGGGGGCGGCTGGAACCCGATCGCCAACGCCGCGGCCTACTACACCCGCAACCTGCTCGACACGAGCGGGGATCTGCAGGTCCAGGTTGACGCGCTCATGGGCACGCAGGCCGAAGCAAACGCGATCGCAAAGGCGGGCACCAAGGCCACCAACGAGGCCGCAGACGCCACCGCGCGAAAGGCCGCAGCGACCAAGGCCCTGTCAAAAGCCGAAGCGGACGCGGCAAAGTCTGCAGCCGGCATGCAGAAGGTCGCCGACCAGCTGAACAAGGACGCCGAAGCCGAGCACCAGGCCGAAAAAGCCTACTCCGACATGGTGATCAAGGATGCCGCCGACCAGGCCGCGGCATCGAAGGCGCTCGCCGACCAGCAGATCGCGGACGCCAAGCGTGTAGCCGACGCGCAGGAGAAAGCGCGCGTCACCCGGCTCTCCGACGAGATCGCCGTGATGAGCGCTGTTGCCAACCTGGGCAACCAGCTCGTAAGCGCGACGACCAAGCAGTACGACACGACCACGGCCGCTGGGCGTGCGGCGGCGCTCAAGCAGTTCAAGACACAGAAGGGCGTCGCGCTCGGGATCGGCGCGCTCAACACCGCCGTAGCCGTATCCACAGCGATCAAGGACTACCCCGTCCCGCCGCTCTCGATCATCATGGGCGGGATCGCGCTCGGCACCGGCATCGCCGCCGAAGCCGCGATCGCATCCTCCCCCGCCCCCTCGTTTCACCAAGGCTACGCCCCCGACGAGATGCAGGCCAAGGTGCTCAAGTCGGAGCCCGTCGTGAGCAACACCGGTGCCGAGATCCTTGGCCGCCGGAACATCGCCGACGCCAACGCAGGCAAAACCCCCGGGGGCTACCAGGGCCCCGCCCCGGTCATCATTGACCACCGGGTGATGGAAACCCTGGTCAAGCGCGAGATCGCGAACGGCGGGGCCTTGGCGAGCGCGCTCCGCTCTGCATCCGGGACCTCGTACGGCCACCGCAAGAATCGGAGAAGCGTGACCGGATGAGCGACCGCACTACCACATCCCACCGGGCCCTGCTCACGCACGATCCGCGGTTTGGCGCGTCTGCCATCGCCGCGAACGGGGCGTCAGGCGCCGACTACACGACGGCCGGGCCGATTCCGGGACGCGCGGTTCCGGCGGCGGGAACGCTTGCGGAGTTGCAGCCGAGCGGCAGCCAGGGCACTCGCACGATCGAGGTTTACACGACCCGCGGCGGCAACCCCGGATCTGCGGTCACGATTCTGGACGCCGCGGTTCCGGTCGGTCCGACGCAGGCGTGGCGCTATGCCGGGGACACCAACTGGCGGGGTACGGATCCGCCGGACACGATCAGTGAGTGGGAGTACCTCAGCCGCTCGGCCACCGCGACGCAGTGGCTACACCCCCATGTTGTCAGCCGAACGGATGGGGCCGCCTTCCTGGTGGCGCAGAAGGCCGAACAGTACGTGACCCTGTGGCGGCGCACCCTGGCCGGGACGTGGACCGAGATCGGGAACGTCTACGACGCATTCGCGGCCGTCTACACCGCCGGACTCGCGGCTCACCCCTGCCTCGTTGTGTTGCCCGGCAACCGGCTGTTGTGCCTGTTCATCGCGATCGACTCGGCAGGGCTTGGGCTCGGGATCTCGGCCAGCTACAGCGCCGACGACGGCACTACGTGGTCCGTCCCGCAGCCGGTGGATCTGTACGTTGCGGCCCTGATGGCGCTCGGCGCGCAGCCCTCCCAACTCCGGGCGGCCTACTCGAACGGGCAGATCCTCATGCTGGTCTGCAGTCAGACCGGCGCGAATGACTACGTGCTCCAGTTTGCCAGCAAGGATCAGGGTTCTTCGTTTCGGCTGATTGGAACGCCCGCGGACAACAACGCCGGGCATGCCGATGTCGTCGGGGTGCCGTCGGGGTTCGTCGTCGTGACCATCGACTCCAACGACGACTCCGGCGGGGCCATCGTGCCGGCCTACGCGCGCCGGGTCGGATCGGCTTTCGATGCGGTCATGAGCGCAACTGCGGTTCTGATCCAGGCTGACGCCGACCTGGTCCAGTGGGGCACCCGCGCGGGCGGTCTTGGCACCGCCCTGACCGCTGGCGAGCTCGCGCTGTGCGTGGACGACTACGGGATGCTGTACGCCACCGGACTCGACTTCGTGGCCGGCTCGCTCCGGCAGTCCCGAGTCAGCTACTCCGCAGACGGTGGCGCGACGTGGGCCCTGTACGCCCCGACCGGGAGCCCGGGCGCATGGTGGCGGGGTGGGGACGTAGCAATCCACCCGCGCCAGATGTCGATGTGCGCGCAGGGCGGGCGGCTCATGCTCGCCCACACGGTCAACGCGGCTACGGCGAAGGCATCCCTCGCGGTCGCGTACCTGGGCGGCCCGACGACCGTGTGCCAGCCCGCCACCGGCAAGGGCGTCACGGTGCCGGCGTGGCAACACTCTTTCACTTCGACCTGGCTTCCGTTCGCCCTTCCCGAGACCTACGCGCTCGGCCTCTGGACCTACGCCAGTGCCGGCGCCCCCGTGATCAGCTTCACCGGGACCGGGATGCGGATCCAGCACGCCGGGGTGGGCGACTCGGCAACGTGGACTTGTACCCCGACGACGACCAACGCCGCCGGCCTGCTACTTGTCGCTGACATCCGGGTCACCGCGACATCGGCCATTTGGCAGGTCCGCATCGGCGAGGCCGGCCCGTCGTCGTACGAGGTCCGAATCACGGTCACCCCGACCGCGATTGTACTCCGCGACCTGATCGCCGGCGTCGACATCCTCTCGACGGCGACAACCGCAGCGGCGGCTGGCGTGCAGGTCCGGCTGGCCATCGGGGACACCGCGGGCGGCGCCGCATCGGGTCGCGTTCAGGCTTGGTACCGGGCCTGGGGCAGCAACTCGGATCGCGAGTGGCTTGACGCGGGCGGGTCCAGCGCGCTCGTTCAGGGGGCGTCTACGACCGATCGGATCCAGATCGGCACCCTGACCGGCTCGGCGACGACTGACGCGTACTTCCGAATGCACCAGTTCGCACAAGGCACCGACTGCGGGCTTGGCCAGTACACCGGTGGCAACACCCAGAACCCGACTGACCTTGTGGGGCAAATGGTCGGCGCGGCCCCCTACCCGCTGGCTGAAACCGGCCTCCGGACCGCCATGAACAACGGGCCGACCCACCGGGGCGACCAGTGGACGATCGCACCTGGGTACCGCTACCCGATCAGCAACATCGACCCCCGAACGGCGCCGAGCCCGCTGGCAAAGTGGCGGAACCTCGCCAACAACGTCAATCAGCGGATCGTGTTCGTCATGACGGAGGCAACCCCGATGGAGTCGCCGTTGAGCGCGGTTCACATCGAGGGCAACATCGCGACCGCACTCTGGCAGGGCTGGACCGGGGCCGCCTGGGTGACCATTGCGGCGCCCGATCTGCGACTCGGTACGACGCTAAAATACACCCGGGCCGGCGAGATCGTTTACTGCGGAACCGGCGGGGGTAGCCCGATTACCGACTACATCGAGCGCGGCGCTCTCCGGGGCTGCGTGTTCGTGTCGAGTGGCGGCACCGTTCGACGCCGGATCGCGCGCAACTCCGGAGGCCGATGGACCGGTGCCGCGGTCACGACGACCCGCCCGATCCTCACACTGATCGCCCCGGACGCGGGCGACCCAACGGCGGCCAGCGACGCGGAGATCGTGAGCCCCCGCGGAACCTGCGTGTTCCGGGGCGCGACCACCGCATACAGCCGGTACTCCCTGTACATCCCGGCGCAGCTCACCTCCGAGGGGTACTACGAGCTCGGCGTCGTGATGCCTGGCCCCCTCGCTGTGCTGGGGTCTCCCGACTGGTCGCGCCAACTCTCGACCGCCACCAACGTGGAGACGACCGAGACGCGCGCGGGTGCGCAGTCGAAACGCCGACTCGGTCCCCCGCCACGGTCGGCCTCGATCGCGTGGACGGACGGATGGGACGGCTCCAACGTCCACGATGCCGCCCCCGACTACGTCACCGACTCCGTAGCCGGCTGGCCAATCGCGACCCCGGCGGCCATCGCGACGGACGTACACGGGCTCATCTACGACAACGACGCGACGCCGGTTGTATACCTGCCCGTGGTGCCGGTTCCGGCGAGTGCGGCCACCGTGACGAACATCACCGCGGCCGATCTGCTGCTGTATGGCCACATCGACACCGACACGATCCAGACGGACGTGGTTCTTGGCAACGAGCACACCGGGGCGGGTGCCGGCGAGCTCGTGCGCGTCGGCTCGGTCAAGATGCGTGAGTGTCTGTGACCCAGCACCTGCTGCTCGAGGTCGTGCTGGCCGGCCGGACCCTGCGGATCGCGGATGCCGATCTCGACATTTACGACACCGATACCGGCGACTGGCTGCACTACACGGCGGGGATCGACGCGCTCACGGTCGAGCGCTCGTTCGACTTTCTGTCGACCGCATCGGCCGCCCCGTCCGTGCCGGTGGAGTGCTTGTTCCCGGTCGACCTGGCCGCCGAGGATGCCGCCGGTCATCGGCTCGCCCTTTCGCCCGCGTCCCTGTCGCTCTGGACGGAGGGCGACGATTACGCGCTACGGCGCCGGCTTGTGGGCGGGTTCGTGCTCGATCCAGAGTGGGGCGAGGAGGGGGAGCCGGTCGCGTTCTCCATCGGGCCCACTGCGGCGGCGGTGGGGGCGCTGGTGATCCCGGCGACACATAGGATCGACTCCGCCACGCTCGCGACCAGCTCCGCAATCGACAATCTTGCGACGGAGGATCTTGGGGTGGCGTATTCGCGCGCGTATGGCTCGCCGGGTCGGATCGACGCTACCAACTGGGTGACCGGCGGGCAGGGAATCTGGGCTATGCACCAGGGCGACGGGGCCATCAACTACCTGCGGCTGGTGATCACGGGTCAGCACCTCTACGGGTCTGACTACATTTGGCTTTCCGGCGATATTGACGTTCCGGGGCACAGGTTCCGCGTCTACAACACCCTTGACGGACGGGGCCAGCCGGTGTGCGTCGTCACCGAAGGGATCGACTGGACGCCCACCAATCTGATCGACGCTGGATCCGCGGTGAGCGGATTCTCTACAGACGGAGACGGGTACTACTACGGCCTCAACTGCCAGATCCAGGCGAACCTCGCGGACAACAATCCGAACCTCCCGGCCGCGCTCTACCAGCCGGTGACGATCCTGACCCCGCCCGCGACTACGCCCGTGTCGTCCGCGGTGTTTTGGTCCTTCCGAGGGCCGGGGGCGTCCGACGGGCTGACCGGCCTCTCTCCCCTCGCCGGCGACGTGATCCTCGACATGATGCAACGCGCCGGGATCCCCGTCGACTTCGGCCGGTTCGGTGCCGCGGCTGCGCTGCTCCAGGGCTACCGGTTCGACTGCGTGATCGACGACCCCGAGGCGTTGGCGCTCGCCTGGCTTCAAGAGAACGTCTACCCGCTGCTGCCGATCTCCATGAGCAACGGAACTGACGGCGACTACCCGATCGTGTGGCGCTACGACGCGACCGCGGACGATGCCACCGTGCGGCTCGACGCCGACGCCGACCCCCGGATCTCGCGCGCCGGAAAGTGCAAGGACGACGCGAGCAAGGTTGCCAACGCCTTCTCCATCCAGTACCGGTACAGCGTCCGAACCGATGCCTACACCGCGACGGTGACCCGAGACAAGGCGACGTGTCCGTACTGCGAGGCGTCCGAATCCCGCTACGGCCGGATCGAAAAGGCGCTGACAACCCGGAACGTGTACGACGAAGCGACCGCAACCGCGATGCTGGGGTGGATGGCGCGGGCGTACACCTCGCCGAGCCGCCGGGTTCCTTACCTGGTGCCGAGCGAGTACCGGCTTTTCGAGGGTCAAATCGCCCTGCTCACAGACAGCCGGGTCAGCTACTCGGCGCGGATTTGTCTCGTTGAAAAGGTCGACGTGGACGGAACCGGGATTGATGGTGTCCAACTGCTGCTCGTGGCGGATCTGCTACGGGATCTGCTGTCCGGATGACCTCACTTTCATAAATGACAGACACGTCACTTTTCACTAATTCGGGGTAGACTCCCCGAGAACCGGAGCCATCATGCCGTACTCCCCAACCGCCGACCAGCTGCCCACGATCACGGTCATCGGCACGCGGACGCACTACCGCTGGTCGGTCTCCGAAACCCTGGCGAGCCAGACGACGGAGTTCGTGATCGCCGGCGCCCCGGAGACTGGCACCATGACGCTCTACATGGCCAAGCGGACCGCGGGCACCGGCACCGTCATCAACCCCCGGATCGGGCGCTCGGCTGGGTTCGCGCTCACGGACCTCGGCGCGGTCACAAGCACACTGACGGCCGCGGTCATCAACGACGCGACGACCGTACGCTACTCCGGCCTGACGGGCGGCAAGCTGTACGTGCGCAACTACCCCGACAACGCGGCGGCCGACCACTCCATCTCGACCGAGATCGAGATCGTTGCGGGGCATTTCTAAATGGCCTGGACCCAAACCACGGCGCCCACGGTGGCCTCGCTCGGCGCCCAACCCGTTGACCCTGACCTCACCGCCCTCGCCGGCCTCAACTCCACCGCCGGCCTCGTCGAGCAAACCGGCGCCGCCGCGTTCACGAAGCGTTTGATTGGCGTTGCTGCGGGCACGTCGATCCCGACCAAGTCGGACACCGATACGCTCATCAGCACCGCCCTCTCCGCCCTCTCCGGCGTCCTGACCCTCCGCGGTGACACCGACTGCTCGGCGAATCCAAACTACCCGGTCGGCGTCGTCGGCGACCTCTACTACGTCACCGTCGCCGGCAAGATCGGCGGTGCAAGCGGAAAGTCCGTCGATGTGGGCGATGCCTACATCTGCAAGACGGCTGGTGCGGCGGGCAACGAGGCGGCGGCTGGAGCACGTTGGTTCGTGCTGGAGCACAACGTGTCGGGCGTGCTGCTTGCCGCGAACAATCTCTCCGACCTCGCAAGCGCAGCGACCGCCCGCACGAACCTCGGCCTGGGCTCGCTCGCAACTCTGAGCCAGGTTCCGAACGCATCGATTGGACCGACGCAGCTTGCGGCAACGGCGGTCACGCCCGGAACCTACGGCTCTACGACACAGATCCCCGTGGTCACTGTAGACCAGCAGGGGCGTGTTACGGCCCTGACCGTAGTCGCCATCCTTGTGGGACTGCTCACGTCCCCTCCCGGCTTTCAACCAGACGTAACGCCATACCTTGAAACTATGGCTGCTTTGAACATCGCAACCCCGGCAACTGTCGAATCCCCGAGTTGGAGCTAAGTCATGAACAGTGCAACAACCACAATCGATCACGGCGACATCCGCGTGGACATCACCGCCTGGGAGGACGGCAGCGTGCGCGTCACCGAGCGGAACACGGGCAAGATCATCACCGACATGCCCGTCGAGGATGCGGTTCGTGCTCTGGCGTGGTTTCCCCTTCAGAGTGTGAAGTGCCATCACGGCATGTCCGAGAAAGCGCTCGCGTGGCAAGAACAGGTGCGTCAGCAGGTAGAGGCAGACAGAGTGGTCGCGGAGGCAGCAAACGCGAAGATGAACGCTGCACAACTGGTCGCTGAAGCCGCCGCACCGGGGGAGAAATAATGGCCGCGCCTACCTGTCCCGATCTGGCTTTTGCTGGCGCAGTTACGACCGCTGCCGCTCTGACCCTGACCCTTGGGCTCGACGCCCTGTACACCTCCCTGACAGCTACGGTCAACGATCAGGGCGTGGCGATTGCGGCGGCCAACCAGCCCCAAGTCACGAAAGGGGGGGCTCCGACGGACTACATCGTGATCGAACCCTCAGCGTCCTCAGCCGTGACGGGAAAGTGGGTCATCGTCATCGCGGGGGCGGCTGCTGTAGCTCCCGGTGTCGCTGCAATGCTGTCTCCGGACGGTGCCGCGGTCGCCCAACTCTACATCGGCATCTACATGGCCAACTCGGGGGCCACGGTCAGCCGCGCCAACTTTACGGCGGCGTGGTCTACCAATGCCACGGCGGGGGGATTCACGGGAGGTACGGGCACGTTCTCCGGATACACCAAGTTCTACGGCGCGATTACGACGATTGCGTATATGTCAGCTTTCATGTCTGCCGAGGACATCGTCTTTCAGGTTCAGACGATCACCGGGACGCAATACATGGCAGAGGCGGGTCTCGGTATTCGCGGAGTCAGCACCGATGCGGCTGATTCCGAGTCCGGTCTGCTCGGGCGCGTGTTCACGCTGTGCACAACGGGGGCAGGCGGCCCGATTGTGGCCGCTTGGATGCAGCAGGCGTGGACCAGCACTACCAGTAATGGCCCGCTGGGCAACTACACGACCAACGACGGGGCACCTCACACCTACTACCGGATTCCGGGGGCTACGACCTCGTCCAGCACATCGACAATGCGTCAAATGACGTGGTACGGGAACAAAGACAACGGCGCAAACGGGCTCGGAAGCTCGACGGCTCCCCAGTACATCGCCGCGAGTGGTGCCGTTGAACCCGACTATGTCGGGATGCGGGACTCGGGCACACCCTCGACTGCACGGGACGGGATCAAGGTCGGCCGGCATAGGGCGATGTTTTTTGGGCCTCGGAAACGCAGTCGATACACGCTTTCGACAGGAGGCGTGGCGAAGTGGATCAGCGCCGGGTCATCGAGCACAGCGTCAGACGCGAACGACTGCGTCCTGCTGCCGATGTGACATCCCACATCCCTGTCACGGTGGCGGAACGCCAAGCAATCGACATCTTCAACACGATGGGGGTGTGAGATGGCCAACCTCGACGACCTGCTGCTCGCCCAGGCCGAGCAGCACCGCGAGCGCCGCGACGACTTCAAGGAGCTGGTATCGACGCTCAAGGACAGCGCGATCGAGGTACGCGCGGCCCACTCGGATCACACCAAGTCGCTGGCCGAGGTGCGGCAGACGCTCGCGGTGATCCAGTCCAGCGGCTTTGGCCCGTGGGAGCGTCG